TCTAGACGAGGATAAAGCATCCATGTCCTCTGAAGCTCAAAGTTGCGCTTAAAAAATATGTTGGACGTGAAATTTCTATTCACCTCGTCTGAAATAAAATCTTGGATCCGCTCATCGATGCGTACAGTCTGAGTTGTATCTGATGCAGTGATACCTCTTACTCCAGCAGCTATCGCGAAGGAATCATAGCCAACAGAAGCCATCCGTCCATCACACGAACGGAAATCATTTAGCTTATTCCATCGCACAGGCAATGCAGGATCCGGATTTGGACTGAGTATCCATACGCTATTGGTAAAGTAAACGACCAAATAGTCCTTAAGCGCTACGGCACTTACAATCTGGTCTGATGTAGGAGCATCAACGAAACCACCGCGACCAGCCGCGTTATCGTCCCACGAGTTAGCATTATCGGGATTCTGTATCTGGCACCAACGTACTCGTTGAGGATAAGTTCTAGCGCCTTCAATTGTATGCAGAAGAAATAGACGATCCCTCATAGCAAAGATCAGCTTGCAGCCATTAATCGATGTAACGCCATTAATTGTAGGTCGAAAGGATGTCGTAGTAGTGCTTCCATCATAATAACGGATGCCGTTCAGTCCAGCTGAGTACGCAAGACCATTTGTGAAGTACATTCGATCTAGAACTGCCGCTGCCGATGAGCTGCTACTGGCCCAGTTACATGTAAATACATAGTCACTTGATCCTCCGCTAAAAATATCACCAGTATCTAATGGATCAAATACACCCGAGCTGTTATTAAAGACGCATGCTCTTTTCGTATCAAAAGCAAGCGTTACTTTTCCTCCACTGCTATCTATGTATAATCCAATTCCCATTACAGGAAGTTCAGGTAACAGATAGACAGCACCACCACCGCTATGAGCTGTGAAATTTGTGGTGATAGTATCTAATAGCTCAAATGTGGTCGCTCCTACGGAGTCAATCTCGTAACGATTTCCATTCAGTTGGGTCATTCCACCGACAGAACGAAACTCGACGACGTCTCCATCTGAGAGACCTGCGGTTGAAGTCACCGTCACGACACCAGGATTATCCTTCGTAACAGCGGGCGCACCACCCAAGTTCCAATTGGCTCCATTACTGTGGACGAGAGGGGCTAGTTGTGTATATCCGAGCCGTTTTTGCACGAACCCGTGATGCAGCTGCGCATTCTCTATTTCTGGGAAAGCATCGATGGGCTGTAGCCATGGTTCCATTGTAGTGTCTAGGCCGGTGGCATATGGAGCGATTAAAAACGGCTGGTATGGCTGCATTAGTTCCCCAGGGCTACCCAATAAATATTCTGTGCTCCGACTGCAACATCCCATCTCAGAGTGAATCCTGCTGTGGTCGCGTTAGTTGATCTATATGCCTGTGAAGAGTCAGTCGCAGCGGTCACCTGAATATTGAAAATAGCTGTAGGAAACGCCGTAGGAAATGTCACAGCTTGAGGGCTTGCACCAGCAATTGCTTGTGTTCCCCACTTCATCAGTATTCCGCCAGGAAGCAGCACCTGTCCTGCAGAAGCTGCCGTTGCAGTTCCCTGAGTAAGCTGAGTTACTCCACCAGTGTCGTTTATGTAAAACAGCTCCACCTTTCCACTTACAGCGTCATTCAGTCCATACAGTTGACCTGCAGACGTGATGGCCGACGGAGTATTCGGTCCCCCGATGGTAGCTCTATCTACAAGGTTAACCGCCCATAGCTTTAGCTTATCCCCGACCGCATCACCATCGCTCGCCTGTTCGATTGCCACCCAGTTAGGGGTGATTGCAGCCGATAGATTTCGTATTTTTTCGCTAGTCGTTGGACGACTATTATCCCAGACCATAACACCTCAAAACATCGGTAGGGCACGCGTAGACTCAAGATCGACGTGAGTGCGGGTTAGTATGTAGTTGACCTGTTCTTTATAGAGAGCCGTCAGCTCTGCATATTTATCGGCTTCACCAAAATCAGAAACGATGTGACGCGCGGCGCCGAAGGCGATGGTTGGACCCCATTCATCCAGCAGAGGCCGATCATATGGATCTTCGAGCGTCGTGGATGTGCCTCCAGTCGCCGTACGCACAAGGGATAAACTCCACGCCTTCATACGAACTCTATAGGCTCTATCCGGCATGGGGTAAAACACAAACTGGTTATCAAACATCAATACAGCCGTGGGTGACCCAACAGCAAGGGTGACAAAACTGACATCAATAGACTGCCCATTAGCTGGAGCCGTATTGAACGTCACAGCTATCGCGCCTGTGCTATAGTTCACCGTTCCAGTACCACCTAGACTTCCTGTCAGAACACCAGACCCGTTATCAGTGAATACCTCAACTTGATCGTCTACTAGCACAGATCCTGTCTGGATGGGTGTGCTGTCACCATAGGTATTGGTAAAACTCACAGTGACACCGTCCCCAACCCATTGAGGAAATCGTGACACAGAGGAGCTATTTTCAAGATAAAATCTGTCCGTATTTTGATAGAAGAGAATGGGCTGATTTTCAACCCATGCCTCAGGAACAAAATTGGTATATCCAGAAGGAAAATCATAGCTCTGGACATTGAACTCGGTATTGAACTCGTAGTTCACGAGGTTTCTGTTGAGTTTTACCTCCGCAGGAAACTCGTACTGCAGATATCGATTGATATACGTATCCAGCTCGTTCGTATTGAGCTCATTCACAGATAGACGGCCTGACACCTGGCGCGTCTTGGTTCGTATATCTGCAAAGGTCCAGGTGGCCATAGTCAGTCCTTATTCAAACAATTGTCGGCATTGGAAACGTGGCTTATATCCTATGCAGGACTTGTGCATCTTGCCATATGCATCAGGTTTCAGACTCCAAATAGGTGTCTGGCAGCGTTCTATATGACGAATCAGATGGCGAGGCAGCCTATAAACACCGCCATGCATCAGCAGTGGATACATATACCACTTCGTGTTGCCATATGTAAATTTTTCAGCCAATCCAGGCTGCTCTAAATTCATGAATTCGACCTTGAGTACTTCTCGTAGGAACTTCTCCTCTTTTTCATTCCGTGGCCTATCACCACTGATGGGGAGCTTATCGAAGTTTTCCTCTTTGAAATCTAATCTAGGCATGACATCTCCAGTAAAGGGGAGGAGCGGGATTGCGCCCCTCCCGGGTAATTACAGAACGGACTCGGAACCCTTCACGATAGCGACCATTGCTGCGCTGTTTGCGCCAACAACGCCAGTACCACAGGTGATTCCTCGTTGAGCAAAGTTCTCTGTAGGAATCGGTTCGCCAGCGCTGTTGCTGACGCGGCTGACGTAACCGCCGGACACATACACAGAATATGCGCTGGTGTTAGCTGTCAGTGTGATCGTCGTAGCTGTGACTGATGCAATCACGAACTCGCCGTTCTTAGAGGTACCACTTCCATCATCAGCTACTGCTGATACCATGATAGTATCTCCAGCCGCAAAACCAGCAGCTACAGTCGAGTCCACTGTGATCACGCCGGGGTTAGCTGAGGTGAAGTTGCTGATGGTTGCACCATAGTTAGCGCTATTGGTAAACGGAGTAAATCCGTTGCTTCCAGTGATAGTACCTGCATCTACGTCCAAATAGGATGCATTTGCCATACCATATACCCACTGCCATGAACCACCGTTGGTGGTATCAATGGTGGTGATCTCTGCTACGTCAAAACCCACGTTTAGCTTGCGAGCTACGGCTGGGTTAGCGTTGGTCCATGAAAAGGTCTTAATCTGAGCCATTTAGGAACTCCATCTCCGATTTAACGGAGTGTTTCTTTATAGTTACGGATTCATGACATAATTTACACAACCAAGTCACATCGAGTAACTTGGTATAATCCTGATGATGAGCCTCTAGACGCCTAGACGATGCACAATTTGTGCAGTATTTAGGTTTCACGATAATTCCTCGTTTAAGTGCTCGCTCGACAGCAGCGTGAGCGCGTATCTTGTCTTTATTTCGAGATTTCCACGCTCGCGAATGCTCTCTATGAAGCATTTTTCCATGGTCGGATTCATAATAACTTTTCTTGCGTTCGGCAATGGAGTGTCTATGAACCTTGTGGAACAAAGAATTTTTAAGGCGACGCTTTTCAGCCCACTCAGGATTTTCAGCATACTTTTGACGACACTTAGCGTTCTTGCAGATTTTGCAAGACGTTTGCAGTCCGTCTTTTGCTTTGCAATTCTTGTGAAACTGATCACGTTCTTTTTCCTCTCTACAGGTGCTACATCTTTTCATTTCCACCACCCAACCGTTGGATGGCATCAACTATAACGATGTTCGTGTATTTAAGCTACGAATGTCGTAACTCTATGAGTGTGTGGCCATAACGTTTAACATAAAAGAGTCATTGAGGATACGCGAAACAAACGGATGTTTCCATCCAACCGATCCTCTTTGGTTTAGAGGGTCACCTGCACCAGCGCTTCCAAGAGGATGCACGTAGAACTCGCCGCTCTCCGCGCCCAAGTGGACTACCGCATAGGCTTCCTTACCAACGATGAAGTTGTTATAGACTGCTGGAGATGCACTAGAAACGCTTCCGGCCGACGTATAGACCCACCTGATATTGCCCGTGGCCCCCCACTCGTAATCCAATACAGCTCCGTTGTTTGGATAGTTTGCAGAGGAAACGAAGTTGGAAACAGCTTCTAAATCATCAAGGATTGCCGCGTCACACATGGCCCAAAACGCTGAGCGTATGGGAGTTGTGCCAAAGGCATCGCGGCCGACGAGTACTTCTGAGATCATTTCTGCGTCGTTACCGAGCAGAGCGACTGTGGCTGCGTCGAGATCGGCTTTTGTCAGCTCCGTAGGAGTGTTACCGTTGACGCCATTGCTGCATAGCAGCACAGAAGACGTAGATGCTAACACATCTCGTGTTACTTCGTCAATGGTTTGTCCCATATTTTGTGCCAAAAGGCGTGATGCCTCATTCAACACTTTGTCCTCGACCGTGAGCTCTACCTGGTCTGTGATGGTGACAAAGTTACCGTAGAAGTCCACCCGAGCGCTGATATCGGTCACCGATAGTGCTGCTCCTGGTGGAGTTGTGCCATCGACAAGTGGGACTGGGACGGTTGCTAGCCTACTGTAACGTCTAAAGACGATGGTGTCACCCATTTTCTTCGGTAGCGTACGACGCTGCGCAAACTTAGTGTGAATTAGCGCAGGGTAGGCGGTCATAAGAAGCAGGCGATCGTAATATTCGCGGACTGCTGGTGGCAATACGGCTGTTGTGGTAATGGCCATGATGGCTCCTATAGGTTAAGAGTAACCAAGATTGCGATGTACCTGTTTCATGAAGTCCGCATCACTCATATTCTTATAGCTTACCTTAGGAGTTCCACCGACAGAATGTCCGACTGCAGTCAGAGAACCAGCGCGTTCTGCATTCTGGATTATCTTTTCTGCATCAGCATTTTTTGCCGTTTGCTTAGATTCATTTCGGTAGGCATCGGAATTTTTAGCCAGCCAGTAGGCAAGCTCATAGCGATTTGGATCGTTCACGAGAGTATTTCGCAACGATGGATTGCTTTTGATAACATCGGGAAGGTATTTGGAGACGATCTCCTGATAATCCGGATGCTGCTGTATCACCTTGAGTTCTTGAATTGACGTCTCATACTGCTTTTCTTTTTTCTCGAGAATCCGTTTGAGGTCCCTGACAGTAAGTACATCGTCCTCGTCCATATCATCCTTAGGCTGCTGAGCCTGTGGCTGATTCGTTCGAGCTTCTATCAATGCAAGGTGCTCCTGCATCATTTTCAGATTTTCTTCCAGTTGTTGCCTACTCTTTCGCTCTGCCTGTAAAGCGGACAATGGAACAACATGTTCCTGTTCCTGCTGAGGAATAGCGTTCTGATCGGTATTTACTGGTGGAGCGGCGGCCTCCGTCATTGCGCCCGTATTCAAATCATCGCCCATAAGTCGGCGGCACCTCAGTTATTGTACACGTAAGAATTTGCTATATCTGGCCGGTTTTGTACGTAGGCCTTATCTGGTGATCCAACGTCACCAATTCCCTTCCAGTCAATGGGTATATCGTGGACATTAATTTGATGATTCATAATCTGTCCATCACACACCTCTAAAACGATTGTTCCTATCAGAGGAGGTGGCTTTTTAACATAGGTTTTCACCATTCGACGAAGAACGGTTTCACCCGTTGTCAGAATAGCCTTCATGGGCTTATAAGCGATCACAATCCAATACTGACCAGTAGGCTTGCGATTGAGAATCTTTTCGATCTCCTTTGCGTCTGCCTGTATCAATGCATCGGTGCTTTCGTGTAAATCTTGCTTCATACTAGTACTTGTAGTTCCAAGCTTGAGCCGGATATCCCTTATCGTTCATTTTTAATGTCTCAGCTTTTTTTGCATCCTGCATAGGTCCCGTTGTAGAAACCATAGCGGGTTTGCTCATATTCCCCATGACATCACCTTTGAAAGGGTTGCCATACTTGTCGTTATTCGATTTTGCCATACTCATGTAGGGCTTTTCAGAGCTATACTTCATTGGAGTAACTCCTGGTTGGCTTGTTGAATTGGTGAAGCTTGTTGAGCTTGTGCAGCGGGTGAGGTAGCGAGAGCTGTGATGGTCACATCCTCTTCTTTTAGTCTATCCGCTTTTGCTTTAGCTGATTTATCCATCAGTTCCACTAAAGACAGGTATTTGGCGGTATTTTCCATCTGCAAAGATGCAAGCTCGCTAGCCGCCTGAGCGTGTTTGAGAGCTGCGTCCGCGCGATTTTCAACCGCCATGCTATTACGCTCATCCTCAAGCCCCAGATTAGCAACCGCACGTGTAAACCGCTCTTTAGCACCAGCCATTTGTTCCACAGATTTGCTTGTAGCCAGGTTAGTTTGCGCACTGAGTAGCTGCTCCTGAATTTTCTGTTGTTCTGCCGCTTGTTGAGCTTGTTGCTGCTGAAACTGTTCCATTTCCTCCATATACTCGCTCTTGCCTTGAAGAGGAGCAGCCTTAGCGAGAAGCATCGGAGGAATAGGTACGCCCAGTTGCTGTAAATCGATGAGTTGTCTGAAAAATTGCTGGCGTTGAGTATCTGTGAGGACACCTTCCTGAATCACACAGTCATACTTGGTAAAATTCTGCTCGTAAAATTCTTTGGTAGGCTCTTCATTGATGATGCGTGCAACTTTTGCCGGAGACCACTTTTGAATCAGCTTAAGAATCTTTCCTGATAGAGCTTTTTGGCTTCTGCGTAGGTTATCGAATAGATCCTGCAGATTGGTGATTGCAGCACCCTGTCTTAATAGCTGTAGTACACCTGAGTCGTTGGCCGTTTCTATCTGACCGAATGCCGCGTCGTTGACCCCAGCGATTTCGTTGATGTCTTGATCAAACTGCTGCTGCAGCTGAAACATTGATGGAGGTATCTGTGCGGGAGGTATTT